AGCAGTGGTATCAACGCAGAGTACTCTTCAGGGAAAGGGGCTTTCATAGCCTTCTGAATAGCGGTGCTCCACAACTTTCCTTTATAACTATCTTTATATTCCTCCATATTCTCACTAATTATTTAATTGGGTCGCCAATAATGTTTGGTGTCGAAGCTGTGGAGCGAGTGTCGTTCATAGCCATTCTATTTGCGGTTTTCCCTTATAGCCAATTTCCCACACGAACCATGCGAACGCCATTGTACTTGCCCATGGCTTTCCTTTTTCGTCTACTGCCGAACCATTACGGAGAGGATTTTGGTGCGCCAGTTTCGTTCTGGGGAATGACAATGAAGCAAGATTTAATTGTTAGCTTTGGGAAAGTTCCTAGTCCGTTTGGATAAGGTATCTCACTTCTTTCTTGCACTCGACGTTGCGCGGCTTTTTCTGTCGTGAAAATATAAAGGCATGAAGTTCCTGTACGCTCTATTCTTTTTTCCGCCTCTATTACCGCCCACGCTTTAATCTTTTTCATATAGAATTAGATAAGCGCAGAATATAGTGCAATTTTTCGACTGTCTTCGCCTCAATTTGTCGCACACGTTCACGAGTAACACCCAACTCTTTTCCAACTTCTTCGAGAGTCTTTTTTTCCGTCCACATTAAACCAGAATAAACACCGTCAAAACGTATTCCTGCCCGCCAAAAAAGAACCTTTATTTCCTTCGGGGAAAGATTGATAGCGTACTCCACACGCTTCACAGCCCTGTCCTCGTTCGTTACTGGCGTCATATCTTTATTTATTTATTACTTATAGGGGTAGGTCTTTTGGGGGGGGTTAATTAAGTCTTTTAACTTCTTCGGCGAAAATATCTTTGAGGGCGGCCATTCCATTCCCGCGTTTTCCATCGTCGTACTTTGTATCTTCGAGCCACTTTTGCTTCCGCTCCTTATCCTCGACGATAGAGACTAGGTAGGACGGATTTACTAGTCCTTGGCGGACGCGGATAAACTTACCTTGCGCCGCTCCGTCTTGAACAACCACTATTTCATTCGGGTCGAGCGGTATATCATCGCCGCGACTCATTACTGCCTTGTATCCTGTTTTAATCATAAATTACACTGAACTAATAATACCCTTTCCTTTCCCCTGCCGCTCCTTGTCAGCCCAAGCCTTTAGTTGCCCCATTTTTGCTTCGAGGTCGTATGGGGTCGTAATGGTGGGCGCGTACTTTGAGGCGTTGGAGTGTTCGAGATATGCAATCATTCCCTTGAGACGCTCCATTCCATGTACTTTGAGTAACCGACGAACGGCGGAATGTTGGGGCTTTCGGCTAAACAACGTCTCGTAAGAGGGATTCACTCCCTTGAAGAGAGTTATTACCTCGACCACTTGTGGGTAGTCCGAGCTTTGCTCGGTATTGTCTTTTGTTGTCTTTTGTATATTGTCTTTTGTGTGTTTACCCCTCTTAACTAGTTTCTTAGCTATTTCTTTACTAGTTGTTGATGATTTCTTAACTAGTTTACGCCTGTTTACCACTTCCCACGTTTCGTAATACTTGTTAAAAGACCATAGATTGCTACGTTTTCTACTATCTCCAATCTTAACTAGTTTAATGACCTTTACCAGTTGAAGATTCTTTAGTGCTTTAACGATTGTAGGTCGGCTCCGTCCGGTCGCCTTCTCGAATTGAGTAAGACTGATTTCGTCGTCCTTTTTATTGAAGCCGTAAGTCTTGCGAATGATGAATAGGCAAATCGCCAATTCAGCACCTAGTAAAGGTGTCTTTACCAGTTCCTCGATAACCTTATTGACTATGCGAGTGTAGTTTCCACTCTCGACCCGCAATTCATCTGCCATACCTCATAAACATTAATAGCGGCACGCCGTTTGCACAAAGCGTACCGCCATTAATAATTACGAGATTGTGCAAACTCATACGATGAATGTAGCATGAACGCCGCAAAAAACAACCCCATTCTAGGAAAAAGTGTGTATAAGTCAACAGCTATCCCTTGACAGCCTAACGTGAGGGTATATAATGGCTGTATTAGAAGGTAATACATTCATTTATGGAGAAAGTAGATAAAATATACGAGGAGGTAAATATCAAGTTCCTTGTCGAAGAGATGGAGAAAGACGCCGAGGAATACGGGCAACTTCACAATGAGGACTGTGGAGTGAATAGAGAGGACGAATGCGATTGCGAGAATATGCAACTCATCAAAGCGTTCAGTCTTGAATGGATGGCGAAGGTCAACGAAAAGTGGGTGAAAATGACCCGCGCTCACTTGCCGTATTGCCGACCGCAAGGCAGAGAGTTTCTTGTGCGAGGATACGGAGGCAAGGTCAAATCTGCGGAACACAAGCAGAAAATAAGCGAAGGTGTGCGCAAAGCAAAGGCGGTATGAAATACGGACTAAAACAGTTCCGCAAGGACTTCCCGACTGAACGCGCCTGTTTGGATTTCATCTTCGAGACGCTACACACCCCCGAATGTGCCTGTGGCGGGTCGTACCGATACAGGGAAGGTAGGAAGCAATATCAGTGTGGAAAGTGTCGTGCCGTCATTTCTCCCCTCGTAGGGACGATTTTTGAGCGTTCCGTGGTGTCTCCGAGGCAATGGTTCAGCGCGATACTTTCAGTGCATCAGGGCATTTCAATAAAGGCATTACAGCGTGAACTCGGTACGACGTACAAAACTGCTTGGCGTTGCTCGCACATCTTGCGTAACGCAATGCAGGGTGATACTATAGACCTAATATGTATTCATACAAAGAGTGGTACGCAAAAAACAAAGACAAGAAAAATGCCTATGATAAACAGTGGCGCAAAGACAACTCCGAGCGCGTCCGCGAAAGGCAACGCAACCGCTTCATCCGACTTCGGCTTGAGGTTCTTTCTCGGTACAGCGAAGGCATACCGAAATGCGCTTGCTGTGGAGAAACAAAAAACAGGTTTCTTTCGATTGACCACATAAACGGCAAAGGTAAGAAAGACCGCGCTGATACAGGAAGCAACTTCTATATGCGATTGAAACGAGACGGAACGCGCCGAGGCATAAGTCCGAAGTATTTTGCGGTGCATCGCGTCATACAGTCATTCACGAAGTCCTTGCGTTTCCCGTAGTTCATTCCGTAATAATACCAATTATGCCGTCAAGGGATAGGCATCGAATTGTCCCCAAAGCGCGGCCGCACTCCGCTACCTGAAAAGCCTACCTACTACGCTGATGATGGCTGGATATACGACCTCAAATTTCCCCTCAACGATGCCGAAATGGAAGTGCTGAATAAAGTGTATCCTGCTTTACCGTATGAGAAAGCGAAGAGAAAGTGGGGTAAAAAAGCAGCGGCACATACGTCCGCTGCAAGGTTCTGGGAGGCTAAATAGTGGGGCGGGGAGAGGGAGTTGAACCCTCAGGCAAGTACCCCGCATGAGGTTCAGATGTCGTAGCCAGCCGGAGCGACAATCGGCTCCTCGAAAGTAATCCAGAAGTCGCTCTTTCCGGCAACCGCTTCAACCGCCCAGAGATGTTCCGGATGGCCGCTCATTGGGATGACGCCGAGGTCGACCTCTTGTTTGTAGGTGACTTCGATGGGGATGTCGCCGACCATGCACGAGGGTTCGCCAAGGGCGTCCTTCGTGTTGTGGAACTCCATGAACTTCGCCGTCCATGCGTCGGACGAGGTTTTTCCTGCGTCCGCGATGTCCATGATTTGCGACAATTCGTCGCACCCAATTCGCACACCTTCGGGTATGCCCGTCCAACCTACCGCGTTCGGCTGTGCGACAGCGGCACTCGAAAGTAGCGCGGCCGCTGCGAATGCGTGAAGAAAGTAAAAGTACTTTTTCATGACTCACTCCTGTTGTGCAAGTTGCTCGTTCTCTGCGGCGGTATTCCTACGGTCGGGCAAAGCGGCGCGGCCGTAGATAGCTTCCCATGTCCTAATCCACTCATCGCGGCACTCGATACAATCGAAGTGCTGATGGTTGATAGGTGGGACGAAGTTCACGTCGGTCGGGTTGAACCGACGCTGGCATTGAGCGCACTGAAGCCTGTAGGACATTTCACCCCCCTTTGAGAGCGAAGGGTTTGCCGAAGTACTTCTCACGCGCTTCCTCGAACTGCCGCTTGTGGTCTTCACAGCAGAAGTTCCTGTTGGCCGTCCGAATGGCTTTCTTGCCTTCGGGAATAGGCTGTCGACACGTTTCGCAGATGATTCTCACGATAGCCTCCTCTATGTTAGAGCCGGGTAGAGAAGAGGAGCGGATGGTCTTCAGCTTTTTCAGATATCCTTAGGTATTTCTCCGTTTGGTATCTGGCGTACGTCGGCCGAATAAGCCTACCGGCTCGCCACTGGCTCCTCTTTTCTACCAAGCTCTGAAGTTAAAGAGCAGAAAGAACTCTAGCTTCTGCGCTAGCAATTCGGGAGTACGGGGGCTTTACGACCTTTCGCAGTTATCGAAGCTGCTCGCCCTCGCCTGTCTCCCGAAGTGTCGGAGCACAATGCAGTACTCTTCTCGCATTCGTCACAAAGTTTCGTCAGCTTTTGTCCGACCCTTCGAGGTTCGTAGATGTGACGACATTGGAGACAAATGCGGTTCATGTGTATTTCACGTTACGCTAGCTATACTTTTTGGTAAGGAACAGGTGGCTCCTAAAGTTCACCTATCAAACTACGGCAGGGGAGCGGTTGGGAGCCGCTTTTTTGCTACCTGGCGCGACCGACAGTTCCGGCAACTACCGTACCATCGGGACTGTAATACTTGTCTAACATTCCGAGCGCGACCGCCGCGAGCGACGCGACAATCGGTGCCCAAGTGCCGCCCAATATCTGAGACACATTGGTAACACTTCCGAACCAACCTAAAATGCCGAACAAAATAACAACCCCGAGACTTCGCAAACCGGCTTCTAATGTAGGATTCATGTTGAAGTTATACTTTATTTTGTAATTACTATAAGTTCGACCGACCTATAGACGTGAATGAATTTTACCAGCCCAGATGAGGGCGTCTTCCAAGACTTTTGGATTGATTGACTTCCAGTTGTAGAGGTGACCAAACAGGAAATGGCACCGACGGCACAAAACCAGAAGGTTCTGCTTCGATAACTCAAGCTCCGGATGCTCGTGAAAATCCTGGATATGATGGACGTTCAATCGGTTCGTCAGGGTTCCTTTCGTGAGACAGATAGGACAGTAGGGGTGTTCAGCTATTACTTGCTTCTCAAGTACACTCCATTTCGGTGAGCGCGGTGAACCATAGTAGCGTCCAAAGCCAAACAATCGTTCAAGTAGTTCAAGCAGCATACGCCTGATATAAGCCCCGCTGATAGCAAACCCATTGCCCTATCTGTCCTCGCTTCACATATTGGCACATGAGACGCACTGCTTTTTCTGGGTTATTGAGCGCATCATCAGGTGAAATTTCTTTCCCGTGATAAAAGTCGTTCCATTGGCAAATCCCCGTATCGGTGGAGAGTATTTTCCCATATACCGCAATGTCATACTTTTCTTTCCGTACCGAGCCTTTCACCGTGTTGTACATCACGATGGTCGGGTCGTAATCACTTTCGCAATGAATGACCGAAGACATGAGATTCTTCTGGTTAACAGTCAACCCTTCGAGATCCGCCAACGCTCTGCAATTGTGGCGACAATTTTCAGTTGTCGTCCACGGCAAAAGGGCATCAGGGTCTACAGGAGGCGTAACTTGTATCGGGGGTACAGTTTGCGTCGCTGTAATGTCAATTTTAGGCGGTTGCGGGGCTACAGGAGCCTGTTTCTGGCCTTGTAACCAGGCTAGAGCGGCGAGAAGTGCCTTTTTCATAGTTTCAAGCGTTTCCATAGAGATAGGTGACCAATGAAAACCAAATATTTATCAGTTGTCTTTGTATCGCGCCGAACGGCGTCTCCTGTTTTGCGAGTGCTATTTGTTCTGCGGTCAAAGGTTGCGGGATTTTGAGTGAGCTGCCCCATTTCCCAAACTCACGGTTCACAACATCGCGTGGCATGTACTGATAGCCGCCGTCGCCGAACGAGACACCATAACTATTCTGAAGAACGAGATACGCAACACCTTGCACCGTTTCCCAGTCCACAAAAAGGTAGCTGTGATAGCCGAGTAGGTTCCCTTCTGCGCTCGGAATAGTCGAAGTTTCCCAGTTATCGTACCAACCACTGAACGCTTGGACACATGCGCCGAGTTTTGTTGTTGGGTTGTAGGCGAGCGTGAGTGCGCTACGAATACTGTCGAAGATGTCAGCGCCGCCATCGGGTTTCAAGTAGGCATCATCGCCATAGTTCATGGCTTCGGTGTCGAGCAGGTTCGGTTCAGCGGGGTTCCAATCCAACGCGGGAAGGTAGCCGCCGTTCTGCGCGTAGAGCTGGGACTTCATTGCGGCATTCGGGTCACTACCACCCGTGTCTACTGGCTTGCCTTGTATGCGTGACACCTTATTATTTTGCCAGTCTTCGGACATCTCTATTCCATGAATCCGTTTACCGTTTTGACTTGCCGCAGTTGGGGCGCACCGTAGCGTATTACCTTGGTCTGGCGGGGTTAGTCTAGCTTTATTCAAAGAATCAGGAAACGCCGTGATAGAACCGTAAAATCGGGAATGTGAGAACGCCTTTGAGCGAAAATCGTGCTTCCAAGGGCGAGAAAGATATTTCCTGTCATTCATAGGTGTCATGTGAAACGCGTGAAGTTCATTAGTGCCAAAAATGAATAAGCAAAGTCTCGATAACCCCTATCAATAATACCAGAGCTGTACCCCATGTTTGTATGCGGGTGAGAAGCGTACCCTGTACACGGAGGCGGGTCTCATAATCGGCGTGTTCTGTAGCGTTTCCTTTTTGGAAGGTGGTGAAATCTACGAGGCTCACATGACTGTCGGTGATTTTTTCAAGCCTTGTTTTAATCTCATTGACGGTCTCGCGGAGATACTGAATATCCTTCGCCATACCGAACGCGCCCTCGCTTCCGGCGTCGTACATACTTGGAATGACTGGTGCAACTGGCGCGATTGGAGCCGGAGTTACTAGCTTCACAAGCATCTGGAGGGTGGACAGGTCAATAGATTTTTGGGTCATAGAATAATCTTCATACACATTGGTAACAGCGTCTGCATCGTTGCATGCAAAACAGTCCAATGAGCATAGAAGTCTATTTGGGAGGCTTGGGTGAGGAAGAGCATATAGTTACCACCAGAATATCCTATGGTAGAAGGTAATCATTGAGTTGTAGAAGCCACTTGGTCAGTTTGTGCTGGGTCTGCGGTTGCTGAGTTTGTTTCCAAAGTCATAGGAGCCGTTGTATTTTCACCAGTTGTACTTTCGCATCTGAAATTACCGCAGGGTCGATAGCTGAAAGAATGGCAGTTGCGTCATCTAATTGTGTTTGGAGGTCAGTTGTCGCAGCGTCAATTCTCGCTTGGTCGGTTTGATACCCTGTCGTAAGTAAAGCCTGTGCGGTAGTAATGGCGTCTATACCACCTTGTAGTTGGGCAATCTGTCCTTTGAAGGTGTCTACGATAACCTGAAGTGCTGAAATTGCAGCTTTAGAGTCCATAAATTATTTTATTATTGTCATACTTTTAATAATAGTGCCGAGATAAATAATGAACCTTGATATTCCTAGTCGTTCGTTGCGTCGCTTGTGTGCGTACCACCTATTGCGGAGGTTATGGTGCCTAGTGGTGCAGTGATTATTACCTGACCCACAGCACCTGCCCCTCCTACGTTGGTTATACAAATTCCTTGTGCACCGCCTCCAGCTCCTCCGGCTCCGGGAGCCGTACCAGCTTGGCTCCCTCCCCCAGTATTGCCGCCGTTGCCACCACCGACTGAACCTGCGCTCCCTCCATCCGTAGAACTACATTTTCCACTACCTCCATTTCCTCCATTTGCAGTAGTACCAGCACTTCCACCTCCTGCACCCGGAGGTTGTGAGCTTGCACCATTGCCTCCATTTCCACCGGAATGAGTTACATCTCCTACTCCCGATGCGGCTTGTCCCCCTTGTCCACCCGTTGCAGTTGAGTTTCCAGAGCCTCCTTTTGCCAAAAGAACGGCAGTACTAGAAAAACTGGTATCTCCCCCGCTGCTTCCGCTTGGATTTGCAACAACTCCTGCTGCACCTATTGTTACGGTATATCCAGTGCTCGAAGTTATTACAAACGCATTTAGTCCTGAATAAGCACCTCCACCTCCGCCCCCGCGAGATACCCCGTTTGTCCCCGTTCCTCCTGCGGCTCCGCCACCCCACGCACTCACTTGTACAGTTGCAGCCGATGCCGTAATCGGAAGTAAGAAGGGAAGTAAGACTAGTAAGGATAAGAGCTTTTTCATACATCATTGTCCCGTGCAAATGTAATCTACCTTGTCTCCCCCTAGTGCGGCGTTGGTAATCACCAGAGCAGAGAGTGATTCGGTGTAGCTGATGGCGATAGAGGCGGTCTGGCTCGTTACCGTACAGTGGGTGCCTGTCTGTCGTGCCGTACCGAAGGTAAGGGTACAAGTGGTTGCAACGGTTCCTGCGGTAATCGTCCCATAGGTGTCATTTGAGTCGGAAGAGATAGAAGGTGAGCCGGTACCACAAGCTGAAAGTACCGGCGCAGTAGAGGAGGCCGAGAGGTGGCCATACGAGTCAATAGCGAACAGTGATTTTGCAGGTGATGTGGAAGCGACACTAAAGAGGTTAAAGAATCCCGTCTGTGGTTGGTTGATGAGTAGCGCTGTAGTAGTAGCGTTTGCATCAGTAGCTGAGTTGATGGTAAACACTCCACGCGAGAGGACTGCTCTGTCCAGTAATGTTGGTTTGCAGCAGCGCTGGTATCCACTAATTTGAGTTGTTCTTTTGTACCGTCATTAGCAACAGTAAGGAGACGGTCTGGACTTGTGGTGCCGATGCCGACGTTGCCGGAGGTCGCGAGGAAGAGCGATGAGGTGGCGAGGAGCGTGCTCGCGCCGTTGTAGTACGGGAACTGTCCTGCCGTGCCGGTGATGCCGGTGATCGCTCCGGTGCCGTTGCCTTGAAGAAGGCCAGTTAAAGTGGTCGCCCCAGTCCCGCCGAATTGAACTGGAGTCGTACTGGCAAACTGCAACGTGATCGCGGTGGTGCCTGAACCTGATGCGGCACCTGTGACCGTGATGGTTTGGTTTCCTAGAATGTAGCCGGGGTTTGTAAAGACTAGATGTGAGCCTGAAGTACCAGAACCTGAGAGAGGCGCGTCTGCTGTTACTGTGGAAAGCTTGCTATTGAAGGTCGTCCAGTCCGCGGCAGAAAGTACGCCTGCCGAGGATGCTGAAGAAGTTGCCGATGAGATGACGGGAGTTGCGCTTCCCGTTGAAGATAGAGGATAGGTTGCACCAACACTCGTGACGGTACCAGAGCCTTTATTGTTAAAGGTAGTCCAGTCAGTCGAAGAAAGACAGCCTGCCTGTGAGCCAGAAGCGGTCTGACAGCCGAGCGTACCGCCTGAGCCGACTTGAATGAATGAACCTGTAAGGGGTGATGATGCTGAAAGTGTCGAGGTGGCGAATGGATACATCTTTGCGTTCCAGTTCGCGGCGGAAGCAATATAGCTATCTGCTATTGCTGTGCCCTGCCATGTTCCGCTTGTTATCGTCCCCGTCTGCACGAGGCTGGGAAGGTTCGTTATCGTTGAGGTTGAAATGCCTGTTGAAATGACAGAGCCAGTGACGATGATGGATAGGTGCCTGTGTAGGTTGTGCCACTCCCACTCGGTGTCGTAGTAGCAATCACCTTACCCGTAGCGTCTACTGCGAGGAAGGCTCCGGCCGCTGTTCCTAATTTAGGAAGATACAAGTCGCCAAGCGTTCCACCTGCCGTTGCCGCGCCGACTACTACGTCACCGCCTATAGAGAGTTTGGCGTAAGGACTCGTCGTCCCGATGCCGACGTTGCCGCATATATCCAATTTATTTGCAGGTGTCCCGTCCCGATGCCGACGTTGCCTGCAAAGTACGCATTCCCTGTCGTCGTCGCACCGCCCGAGATAGTGAGCCCGCCTGCTTGTGTGCCGTTGCCGATGGTGGAGGAGGCGGTGATAAGTACGGGCGATGAAGTCGAGACTGCGTTATTCGCATAGACCCAGAAGGGGTCGGCCGTGAGATAGTTTCCCGCCACCTGGAAATAGGATACTGCATGTCCCGCCCACGTTCCCGCCCAATTACTCAAAGCATTCGTAAATGAGTTTATCCCTGAGAAGGTGTTGTTGTCGGTGAGGAGGGTGGAGGAGGCGGAGGAGCCGCCTGAGATGCCGAGAGAGGAGGTGGCTACCCATGTTGAAACGGAGCCATTCGTCTGCAATACAAAACCGTTGGTAGGCGAGGTTCCAACTTGCCCAGAAAGGAAAGCTGTATAAGCCGCCGCAATACCGAAAGACCCTAGAAGCAATCCTGTGGCAACGAGAAAAGGAATGATTTTTTTATTCATATCACCAAGAATAGTCGCAATTTAAATCTCCCGCAGAAAGCGTGTCAACAGTAGTAATTATACTTCCCGTGAGCGTGTAATTTATTGTAGGTAAAATGCGTTGTCCCCGTTCGTAGACCCGTACTGTCCCTGCAATCGGAGTATGAGCAAGGGTAAACGTATTACCTGAGCCTGATACTACTTCGTTATAGACAGAGGTTCCTGCGCTGCCTGTGGCAGAAATAGTCTTCACTCCATTTGATATGGTTATTGAAACACCACTCCCGGCCGCGACAGTATCGCCTCCACCCCTAAATCCTGCGGCAAGATGTCTAATAGGTGCCATTGTTTGCTCGAATCCATCAATGTCTCCAATCTTTAGTTTCTTTTTCTTCTGAATTGAGTCGAGAACAATGGTGGCGATTTTCTCATGGTCAATGACGGGAGCTTTTACTTCTTTTGGTGCGGGAATCTTTTTGAGAACCTCTTTAACGATGTCGGAGATAGCCGGAGTGTCTCCCATGTCACCTTTGATGGGTTTGGGAATATGAGGAATGACTGCGGCAATAATATCTCTAATTGCGGGTGTATCACCTTTATCGCCTTTGATGGAATCACCTTTATCCCCCTTCTGTATCTTCGTGGCACGTTGTAGATGCTCATGAGCGGTAGCAATGTGCGTATCCATCTCGGCAAGTTTCGCCCGATGTTCCTGTTCCGCTTGTACCTTGAAATCTTGGAGGTCTTTGAGTGTCTTTTTTATCTCCAAAAGATTATCAAGTCCCTCTGCTACGTTAGGAGATTTTGATACTCGGCGAAGTTGTATTGGGCTTTTAATCATGGTATATTACTTTGATGTGGTTTCTGGCACTTTTGGCGATGGTCGGGGTGTGGATTCTGTTGGAGTTTGTGTTGGACTACCTTCACTAGCGTCAATATAATCAAGTGCTTTTTGCACTACTTCAGGTTCAAGTCCTGGAGTATTTTTAATCAGTGTAGCTTTAAGGGGATTTGATATGAAGTGACTTGAAAGGATGTTATTCACAAACTCTGATGCCCCACGTCCTATCATGGCTCCGATGAATGGGTGTCCTACTGCCATGCCACCTGCAAGTCCTGCAACTTCTCCGGCAATTCCACCCATGTGACGTGAGAACATACCTCCATGCGGTGTTTTGCCATTCATTGCAGTTAAGACTTTCACTGCATCATAGTGAGATGAAAGTAGTTTATTCAATTCATCAATGGGAGCATCACCGCCTTTTGTTACTACAGCATCAGCTGCTGTTTGTCCGACGATCGCATGAGAATCAGCAGAGAATGGCGATTTGCTATTGTATGACTTAGATTCATTCGCTTGCTCTGTCTTAATTTTATCCAATTCGGTACTGGGTATTCCTTCAGGGTAAGTGGTCCCAAGACCATCAATAATTTTTCCAACGTCAGCTTTATCAGCGGTCTTCTTTGCTAAACTCGCATTTCCTTTATCAATCCGGTCAAAAGCAGCTTGCTTGAAGTCTTCGACAGAAGTATTTTCTTTCGTAGTACCAACAAGATTTTCTTTGATTTTTCCAAGCGTGCTGATTTGTGTCTTTAGGAAGTTTATAGCTGGAATAGAGTTCATTTTGCCACCACTTGTCATTGATGGGAGCGCTTTCCCTTCAGGATATGAAGACATTACTTTTATCGGTTCTGTCCCTCGCGTTACCTCTGCATTATTAAGTGCTTTACCAACCGTAGGATATTTTTCAGCAGTATTTCTTACTTCTTTATCAACGATGTCGTGAGCTTTAAGTGCAGTTGCCTGTGCGGTGTCTTTCTGTGTCGCAACATCTTGTGCTTTGCTCGCAGCAATCTCTTCAGGTGTAGGGGCTTTCGGGGTAAGACTTTCTTTGATATTTCCTGCGGTGTCTTTAATTGCCGCCGATGTTGCATCAATCGCTGGCGTCGCCGCTTTCATTGCTTCGGGAAAGGCGAGGTTTGCCATATTCATTATGTCAGACGCGTTTTCTCCGATTGCAGGATGAGCTTTTAGCATGTCCTCAAATTTCATAGCAGCGTCCGAAGGTACTGCGTTGCCAATCTTCTCACCAATCGCACCTCCTACTGCTGATACAGGACCAAGAACAGGCGACAGAGCTGTCTGTGCAACACCTCCTACCACTTTACCTAGTCCTCCGACAGCTTTTTCGCCTCCCTTTATCGCTTTAGCACCGATTTCAAGTGCCGTAGATACTGGTCCGCTCCCTATTGCATTAGGGTTTTTGGGTTGCGTGTCCATTGTCGCGTCAGGCGGAGTATATAGGTCAGAAATACCTGATTTTACATTCTCAATTCCTGCTTTAGCGGTATCAACGATTGAGCTTCCTGTTTTTTGTAAGATATTTGGTTCTGCTGGCATTGCCGGTTCGCTTGTTCCCTTCAGTTTGTCATACCAACCACCTGTAGAGGTCTGTGCAGGAGGCGCATAGTTGTGAGACTGAAGAAGTGCCTGAAAAGCAGCGTCAGAATTGTCTGTTGGTACTACTACGGGTGCAGTTGTAGGTTTCATAGTCCAAGTTTCTGTACAACCTCTTGAGCCGAGAGGTCGGGGAATTGAGCGTGAATGTCATCAATCAGCTTTTTGTTAGAATCAGATGCGTTATAGAAGGTTCCTATTTTCCCTTCAGCGACAGTTTCGTCTTGCATTATCTGTTGAGTATTGGCATCCTCGGCTGATACAGGAGCGGCATATTTATCACCAACCCCAAAAAGTGACCATACCTGTTTTTGAGCATTGGTTACGGCACTATTCACGACACCTGTTACTTTTTTCTCATTGCTATTGATTGAATCCTTGAATGCCTGTGCGCTTCCGCCGTTCAGACCATCAGAGATAACAGCAGCAGCGGCTGCTTTGTCGGCATCGTCAGGTGTCGGAACAGTTCCACTTGCTCCTACAGAGCGTGAAGCGGCAAAATACCCTGCCAAGTCATTCGCCATTGTCTGAATGTCGAAGGCATATTTCTGAGCGGTAGGATTGTTGACTTGCTTACCAGCCATGAGATCGAGAATTACTGCGGGACGAAGGGTAGGAAGTCCTCCTGAAGCGGAGGTTAGACCGCCTCCTAGTATATTCTTGTGAGGAAAATCTGTAGGAGTAATGTCCTTGAGAAATTGGTCTACTGTACCGCTAATTTCATTTGCGGCAATCGTAGTGTTGTTCGCACGAGCAATGTTATTTTGTACGACTTCATTGTAAGCCTTGTACTGCGATGGGAAGGTTGAAATATCAATGCGATTTTTATTGAGCCAGTTTTGTGCTTCGTTCATTATCGCGGTTCTTTGAGCGGCTGGCATACGCGACATCGAAGCAGTCCCTTGCGTAAGGTAGTTGTATGCTCCAATCGAAAGTCCTGTCTGTGCTAAGAGACTTCCACCATTACTATCACCACCTAGACCAATAGGAGTTACTACGTCTGTCGTTGGGGTCAGAGACGCTGCACCAGCCGCAGCTCCAGCAGCCGTTGCATACGCCTTAGAATAAGCGTCACTCGCTGATTGTTTAGCTAGGAACGCTCCTGCACTCAAGGGTGTCTGTCCGGCCGCTTTCGCCTGTGCAACATACGCATTGTACTGGCTTGCCGTAGTCGTTGGGTCAGTGAGATACGGAGCGGCTGCTTTGTAGGCATCAGCAAGATTCGTAGATTTTCCTATAGCAGCCAAAACATCCTGCGGTGCTCCTCCTTTTGCAGCATCTCCCATGACCGTAGCGACCTCTTTTGCGTTTGGATTCAGGTTAGCAATCGAATCAGCCACGTCTTTCGCCGTTGCTGTAATTCCTGCATCGCCGAGAGCTTTGACAATCGCGGCGGGGTCAGTTACTCCATTCGAAAGTTGTGTACCAACGGCAGTGTCAATAGCATTCTGTTTTTGTTTTGCCACTAGCGTATCATTCTGTGCAGTAAGTTTATCCGATAGTGCTTTTGCGGCTGCTTGTTTATCATCTCTAGCTTTCTGTGCGAGCGTCAATTGGGAATCCATTAGTTTCATGTCTCCGTTATCTTGTGCGGTCTGTGCTGCATTTATCGCGGCAGTTTCTTTTGTATTCAAGTCAGCAAGTTTTTGTATGCCATTAGAGACGAAAGTATTTAATATCCCGTTTGCATCCATCGGCGCATAGCGAGAAGTTCCTGACATCAAAAGTGTTTGTCCTTCTGCTCCTGCGGCGCGAGTATTCTCTTGGGTCTGCTGCTGGATGATGTCATTGTATTGTTTCTGAATGAGGTCAATTCCGGCCTTCGAGTTAGCGTCGAACTCGGCTTTCATGGCGTTAATCTTGTCGTTCATTGCCGTGAGTTCCGGGTCAGCAGTTGTACTCGGCCCGATAGCGTAGTTCACGCCACCAGATTGCCATGTTCCATTTTCAGTTTGTACCGCATCTGAAGGGGCGGTTGCAAAAGAAGAATCTGAGTAACGAGCAAGCCCGTCAGCACCAAGGGAAAGTCCTTTATCTTTTAGGGTCTGTAACTTTTGCGTGTTATCTGTTGCGTATTGTGTTGCTGTGTCACTTGAGAAAGCGGTGACAGGCTTCGCGGGTTGGTCAGGTGGAGGCGTTGAAACACCTGGAATAGAGATTCCCATTTTGGCCGCTTGTGCTTGGTTTCCATTCACCATTGCGTTTTGGTCTGCAATAGGGGATTGTGCCGTGACTGGCGGCGTGTTTGCAGCGAAAGGGTCAACGTAACCTACGCCTCCCGATGTTCCTGCCGGTGCTGAAGTTGCCATATTATGGATTTACGCAGATAGCGTATACGGTAGCGCCAGACGCGCCACTATTTCCACCCCCGCCATAGACAGTGCCTGTACACGCCGTTGCGGAAGACGGGTAGACTGATGGTTCAATTCCATTGCCAGAGTTAGCATTAGCATTGAGACCACATCCAGAAACTTTTTGGATTCCCGTGCAAGAAGCAGATGCGCTCGCAACGGAGGGAGAACCTCCATTCAAGTTTCCAAGAGACTGACTTACAATTGTTGGATTAACACAACCACTACATGTTCCGCTTATCACCATATTTGTCGTCGAGGCGTTCTCCGCAATAGTCAGGTTTCCTGCAATTGTAGATGTTGATACACTCGATGAAGTGAACGCGAGAAGAGAAGACGTTGCAGCAAATTGTGTTGTCGAAGTAAATGTAGAGGAAGCGGTGTCTATGAATCCTCCACTTATTGTAAACGCAGTCGCTAGGTCTATCTGATTCCAATTTATCTTGCCGTTATTTTGGGTGACTACCACATGGAGTCCTGCAACATCGTTAGAGGAAGTAGCAATTGAAGTTGGTACGACAAGGAGGGCACCCGTTGAACCAGTGACTGTTGAACTTGCAGCTTGGGCAGCTGTTGCCAATTGCACGAGACCATTCACAGAGGCAGTTGCGTTGGGTGATCCACCAGGATTGATTCCCACAGGCGGTTGGCTAAAAGTCCACAATCCAGCTATTGTTTCGTTGTTTGATTTCACGGCATACTGAGCAAACAAGCATGGCGAGTCTGAGAGTATGAAGATACTTTGTCCTGCGTGAGCTTGTGCAAGCGTGCTTGATGCCGTGCAGCCGGAACCTGCGGGCGAACGTGAAAGCCCACGTAATACTCCGGTAAGAGTTGCGGTGCCGTCAGCGTTCTGTGTAATTCCTGTGAAGGATACAAATTCCGAAATTGACGATTGAGGAGAGAGTGTTCCGTATTCGATACCCGAACCCAGGTATGACATCGTGTAGGGGATATTTGAGACAGGTTCAGTGAACGATGCTAGCTTTATCGTTGCGTTTGAGGTTCCGATGGACTGTCCAAGGCGATAAGTACCACCACCTGTTGGAGAAAAAGTAGAACCGACCAAAGGAGTTGCCTGATGCTGGAAATAAGGAGCACCGAAACTTATTACTGCTGCCACGATTGCTGATACGAGGAGATTAAACATAATAATTACATAAATAATAACATGTCATTTGACTATCTCGATAGCTTGATTGTCTGATATCTGCATGTTGGTTCCAATGGCGAGGACTTCCCACCGACTATCTATATCAGTCGTATAAATCTCTAGGCAATGCTCAAAATTATCGCATGGGGAAACTCCCTTGATAATACGGAACTTTGGAAGCCTTTCTTGGTCATTCGCTTCAATGCTCAACCCATCACCTAGAGGATTATCTCCTAGTGAACTATCGCCTAAAGATGGCGCAACAGAGCCAATATATGTCGGGATGGTTCCCGTTGCATTCAAGTCGAGATTTGCAATGTTCGTCGAACCTTGATAGTCGAAGTAAACATTTCCATAAAGTTTTGTCCCATCTGCGATATAGCCTTCAACATATACTTTATCAAAGTTATTTTTTCCTTGGCGGCGACCTCCATTGCGATACGCCATTCGCATGATGCAGTCATAAGGGAGTTCACCACTCGGTGAGTCATCGTGCCACTGAAGCGTGTTCCAAAGTTGGTAAAGCTGCGGGTTTGCGTTGGAATGGCCATAGGAGACTCCATCAATAACCGCAATGCGAGATACATTCCATATGAAAGGTGGTTGCCAAATTCGTGAAGCCGAGAGATTGCCAAGCGGGTCTATCTTATATCCTATTTGATAGATATAAGTCACTCCAGTAATGGGTGCGGTGATATATACCGTTTCTCCTGCTTGTTCAGCAACAGCTCGCAAATGACCACCTGTGAAATCACACTGGGTCAGTTCATCGTATATATCGAGGGAAAGTATTGGATATACAGGCGTTACGAGATTGCGGAGCGTCCCAAATTGTCGAAGTTGGTTATTCTGGTCAAGAAAGATAATCGTATCTCCAATGGAACTTATAAAATCCTGTCCAAGTGGAGAAGAAAGGTCTGAGGATGTAGCTTTATCTACCGAATCAAGTTCATAGATATATGAAGTGGCACCATTAGCGGAGGTGAAGACTTGTGCATTTCTTTGAATTGCATAGGAATCACCTTGGGAACCAAAAAGGATAGCATTTCCCTTCTGTCCGGTTCTGCTTGTTGCTCCACGCGCATTAGAATCCAAGACGAAAATGTCGGGGTCGCCTGGTGCGCGAAGTGAAGGAACAGCAAACTTTGTATAGTCATCATTCCCTGAACAATAAACCGTTCGTGACTTATAACACCCTACGTAAAGTTGGTTTCCTATTACATTGATGAAATCGTTTGTAAAGTTCGCACCGAATACTTTAGCGAACGTATTGCCCGATGCCGTTACAGTATTCTGCGTAATATTCGATAAGGCAACTGTCCCCGCAAGCGCAGACGGGTCACTTCCAAATCCGATGAATGATAGACCATTATCTCCAAGCGCAGAGTAACTCCATGATGCTCCATTCACAATGAACGAACCACCATACAAAACCCCATCTGCCGTTGGTGTTAATTGACCGGAGAAACCTAAAAGAGAAAGTGTTGTTGTACCTGTAATAGTCACTCTTCCTGTCGCCACCGAAAAGATAGAGACAGTCGCGCCCGTCCCTGTACCACCAGTCGTTGCAACCGCATCGCCCGTGGAATAACCGCTACCGTTATTCGTAAAGTGCCACGTGGCGATTGTAGATGCCACAGCGGTGATGTTTACCGTAAGCGAGCTACCACCTGAGAGCACGTTCGCCGTCGCCACGCCTGAACCAGTTCCATACCCAAGTCCCGTGGCAACAACAGTGAGACCTGTCACTGCGCCACCACCTCCTATAGTAGTTACTTTGAGCAAACAATAAGCAGTCGGATACGGAGATACTTTCACGATGTCGTTTACCGCGTAGCCAGTTCCCGCATTTGCAATTGTAACCGTTTTCACCGCTGTAGCGGCTGAATTAGAGTCAACTTCAAGTTTTGCGTCGGCGTTGCCACCTGAGACTGTGAGAATATCACCGACGACATAATCAATACCACCATTACTTCTTCCATATGGCAGTCCGCTAAGATCGTTTGGAACTGAGATGGCGCTGATAATACCCGTTGTATTTGCAGCTGACGCTATCACCCCAATACCACCTCCCCACATATTGATATTCTGTTGACCATTGACGAATATCAGTAAGTCTTTTTGCAATGTTGATGAATACCATGGTGCGAAAGAAAACTTTTCATCTGTTATACCAGAAAGAAGCGTATACCATTGTGGGCCAGTACCTGGGTCATATTCAACTTGCATCATCGCATTTGCAACTCGGATTGGAAGTGTTGCACCGAGCGAGTTGTACCATTCATATGAAGAGCTTACTCCGGCCGCAGTAGCATCAACAGCACCTCGCAGTTTCAATCCTGGACGTGCTGCAATCGTTCCCGATAGTTTCTTATAGACATTTTTTGAACCGCGAATGAGATGGGTTTCCTTTAAGTTTGTTTTATCTGCTGCTGAATTATAACTATCGAACGATGAAACCATTCCGATTTCAAAATCATCCACAAGTCCATTGTTTGATAGTTTTCCTTTAAGCATAGGTTCCTATCGTTCTAATCTCGTTCGAGGGATTGTCCATGGAGTATTTGTTGTAGAGAACGAGCAGGTCAGCATCAATACTTTGTACGAGACCGGATGCAAGCGTGCCGCCCATCTGTTTTGCGATTGTCTTTGCACATTCTAGTTCGTATATTGTGTACGCCGCATCGTTGAGAAGGATTGAATCGTTGTTGTCAGTGATTGCTTGAGAAGGATTTTGTCCTGCCGCCATGAAGATTGCAGCCGAACCGAAAAGCAGCTCGTAGGGTGTCGGAAGTGAAGCCCAGATACCACCAACGCGGAAGTTGGTCATTGTCGCTCCATGAGTGAGAGAAACTTGCAAGTAGGTTATCTTCGTGTAGTCAGGCGTGCCGGTATCCGAGCCGAGAGATAGGTCGAGAGCTACCAATAGCCATTCTCCCACCGTCCAGGCAGCAAGAAAGCCTGATGTTGCGGTCACCGTGGTATATGCCGAAGCAGATGAGCCAAGTTTGATAGCCACCGATGTCAAATCAGTCGCTGCATTTGCAGAAGGAAGTTTAATGGCAAGAAATACTACTCCCACGCCTTTGTACACCGTCATGTCTCCCGCATTTATTGTCTTTGTGAGCGTTCCTCTCGAAGCTCCTGTGAGAAGAAAGCGCAATGAATCACCTCCATCGAAGTAGTCTGTTGCGTCTACAGTCAAGCCAGATGCCGAACCAGCTGCCGTCCATCCTGAAGTTGCGGTCATGGGGTCAAGTACAACCCTTGAAGTCGTGCGTGCTGAACGTACACGCATCGTCCCGACTCCTTTGTTGTACTCAAACGTCAGTGAAACTCCATTTGGAAGCGATACTTTTGTCTGGTCAAACAATTCTATCGGTTGCTTATATGTCTCATCGAGTGAGTTTCTATCCATTCCCTGCGGCCGAAGGTCAAACACAACCCCTCCGAAAATAGTTAGGGGAGCTGCGTAATCGTATACATGGTCGTAGAGAGTAATTGGCTGTCTCCCAGATGCTTCGATGATATCTGCTTTCTGCACTAAGATTCTTGCAGAACGAGCAAGCGCACCATCGAGATTAGTGACGTTGCTCAAGTTTAGACCCGATAAGATACCGGATACACTATCTTTCAATTGAGCAACGGAATACATACCTAATAATTACACTGTGTAACAGCTAACGTCGTTGAACCCGTGCTGGTAATACCAGCGACAGCCCCCGTGTAAGGAAGATCAGCGTTGAGTCCGAAGTCGAGATAGGTCGGGACAAGGGCAGCCGTAGTAGATGCAATTAGAATTCCTGTATTCGCTACTGCTGAAGCACCATTGAGTGCGATACTAATAGTATTTGTGGCATAGAGAGGCTGTGAAATCCTTGCCCAAGCTCTACGAGAACTCGTTGCAAGAATGACTGATGATGCCTGATTACCTACCGTCACAGATGTCGGGGCGGAAACAGTACATGCCATTGAACCCACTGTAGAGATACCTCCATACGATGGGCGCGTGTCAACGAGAACGACAATCGTAGCAAACAATGCAACAAGGATTGCCGCGAGACTTAATGATTGATTAGTTGTCATGGTTATTTTTAATTTGTTAATTTTCGTGACCTCATCCCTGCCCACATCCCTGTTCTGCTAAGTGGGCAGAGTAAGGTCGCGATTTACTTCGGACAAGAACCGAATGCCCACATCACGTTTCCTAAACCAGTTCCAGCAAAAGTAGTGGAAGCAGTTTGTGAAGTCGTGAGAGAGAGGTATACCGGCGTAGCAGTCGAGGTTGCATACGTTTGTATGCAGCCAATGATAGCTGTAGATGTCGCCGTATTCGAGGTTGTGAGCGTCAACGTACCACCCGCTGTCGGAGTGGTAAGCGTCGTTGCGTTGAAGATAGTAGTCCCGTTTATTTGGAAACCACCACCTGTCGCTGCATTGAAGTAGTCAAAGTACGAAGTATCTTTGATTGTTCCGAACGCACCTTGGACTTGCGGATAGAAGTATCCGCCGATTGCGATTACTATCGCAACCAGTACTCCTATGGTCAATTTATTGTTTGACATAGATGGTTACGATTACGATAGTAATTACGCGTTACCCTGTGAACCGACGAGGCCCGTGTACTCTATCGTGTCACATTCCTCGCGAGCGCGAAGTTTGTACTTGTACAAGTCGTTCGCGTCAGTCTTCCAGTCAATGAGTTCCGAGAAGAACGCCTCGCGTTCATAACGAACAACGCCGTGCATCGAAGAGCCGACGAAGTAGTTAGTAGTAGCGTAGGTGCCACCAGAGACATCAATGAACGGGCTGTAAACGACCTTCATACCCGGATACAACTCCGAGAAGTAGTTCAGGTCGTTTGAGCCAGTTCCTGCACGCAGTACAGACTTAGCCACAATCATACCGTCGTGGTGAAGCACGGAAGGCGTAAGCAAGAACTTCGGCTCCCAACCGATAACAACGCCGCCTTGGTTGAGCTGTGTACGGAGAGAGTTGATGACTACGTTAAGATTTCCATCAGAGAGTGCGCCCGTTTCAAGGTTGTCCACGGTGTCTCCGTTCGCGTTGACGTGCGAGTTGCTGAAAAGGGCAACCGCGTCGCCAATCGTCGAAGAGAGTGTCGTACCAAAACCGTTCGCGTAATACGCAAAGGCGTTTTGGTCGCGTGAGGCAACCCACGAGAGGGTTTCCTGTCTGATAGATTTTGCCACCGCTTCGTGCTGTTGGTCCATCATGAACGAGCGAGAAATCGGCACGTCCTTGTTGAATTCAGCGATGATAGTGGTCTTTGGAGAGAAGGCGTTTTTAGCAGCCACCTTCTTTGCCGTGATGTCCTGTGCTGTGCCAGTGATGGTCTTTTTGAAGTACCCACCGCCGCCAACGACAGAAGTAACCACAGCCGCTTTGTCTGCACCCTGTTGCATGAAGACCAACGGGTCAGTGGCTTCCGCCTTTCCGACTACCGCCTCTTCAATGAGAGTGTTGTCGCGCAAGTCGTCGAGAGCTGTTTTAACCAGTTCAAGGTTAGGACTTGTGCTGTAATTTAGACCAGGCATGGTTAAATTAAGTTAATTGTTAACTCGTGATTGCTGTGCTCGTGTCCCAGTTCGTACCCTTCGGTGAATAGACGAAATCAATCGTCGCTTCACTTGGATTACCACCAGCAATACATACGCAGTTTGCGAGTGCGTCACTTGCAGCGGTATCTACACTCCATACGAAAGAAGTCAAATCAAATACGACCCGCTTACCCATAAGCGCATTAATTAATGCTTGAGTGTTAGCGAGCGTAGAGGTCTTTGCCTTTCCTCGATAGAGAATACCGGGAACTGGTGCCCAAACTTCAACGGTACCAGCTACTGCGGTCATATCCGTAGATACTGACTTCGCAATACCAGCGAATATGGTGCGCGATGATGCGCTGCCAATCAAACCGTCCCCGTCTACCATTGGAATGATAGCTCCTGCACCAAACCCACCAGCGTCGTAGCCTGAAAGTTTGGTCGGAGAACCTTGTGTGATGGTAGCTGTGCCGCCAGCGGCGACAACGTACTGCATCTCAAAGGTCTTATCCTGTCCTTTGGTAATCGTGAATCCATCTGCGTTAGCTCCTGCGGCCATATGTAATTAGAGTTACATCGAGGTCGAAGTGTCGCAGATAGTTCCCTTAGGGGAATATACGAACAGAGCTTCGCCGGAAGATGGAATACCGCCGACAATGCAGACACAGTTGACCAGCGCGTCTGTCGCTGCTGCATCCACCGTCCACACGGTACTCGTAAGGTCGAACACAACACGCGCCCCCATGAGTGCGTTGATTTTCGCTTGGGTGTTCATCGTTGTAGACGTGAGAGTCTTACCGCGATACACCAAGCCCGGCACTGGGTAATAGGTATCAACTGTACCTGCTACCGATGCCGTATCGGTCGAAATAGTCTTGGCAATGCCCGTGAACCGCATTGCGGTCACAGAACCATCACCATCCACCATAGGCACAATCGCGCCAACGATAGAACCGTCTGCGGGTGTGCATTTAGTAGGACTTCCCGAACCAATAGTGCCAATTGCTCCAGCGGCCACGACCCAAGTTGCTTCCCATGTCTGGTTAAGCCCCTTATCAATCGTGAACCCTGGGCGAGTTGCTACTACCATGTTGAGGGTTAGTTATTTTACTAATCCCTCACAAAAACTCACTGTTGGTTTTCTTCAGCACGTCTACGTGCGGCAATAATCTTTTCCTTGGTTAAGGAATAGGGCCGCTGCATCATACGCGCTTCTTCAGGTGTTGGGACAAAATCTGTCTCGGTTTGTGCGGGTCGGCTCCCTCCTGCCGCAGTTACGCGGGGTTGAGAGCGACGATTCACTTCCTCCAAGATTTGTTTATTCTTTGAGGAACGAACAGCACCGAACGCGAGACGGAAATCAGCTTCCGCATCACCCGATGGAACAATACGCTTAGAAAGATATTCTTTGACTTGAGCCTTGTCGTCTTCATCCTCGATGCTATCCGCAAGTTGGAGAGCAGTTTTCTGCGCATCCTTCTTTTGGATGTCACGGAGCATTCCGACAGTAACAGGCTTTTCATCTTCATCGTCTACATTCGTTTCAATATGCGATTGGAGTCCGAGGATTTCAGCGGGGTCGCCGCCAAGTTCCTTCAATCTCTCCGCTGTTGAGCGTAATGAAAACGCAGCTTTCTCTTTCTCTGTGCGTTGTGGTTTCTGTGAAAGGGCTTTTGCATCGGCTTCCGCCTTTGCCGCAGCCGCCGTTGCTGCTTCCTGCTCGGCGAGTTCTTCTGGATTCATGTCGTTATTATAGCTAACGTTGCGTTTAATCCTCATTGGGTGAGGTTCCCGTTCCGGCGAGGAGCTTTAGGCACTCTTGTTGCCGCTGTCCCCACCACAACGCAGTTCGCATAAAGTATTGGTCATTCACGCCTTGGAGCTTATGAACTCCGAGGGTGACCGCCAACCATGCAACCTGGGTTGTGATGATGTTCAGGGCTTGATTTTCAAGAGCAGCTTTTGCGCTTTCACGCAATTGCATTCCTTTCTCCACGCTTACCGTGCGTCCATTGATGAGGAGTTCTCCCTCATCACTGTATGCAATCATATCATTGAGTGGCAGAGCTTTTGTCGCGTCCATTATGTGGACAATCAACGAATTACGTTGTTCAACACTCAAGTCTGCCCTTGCAAGTAGGTAGTTTGTTAGCCTAACTGCAAGTTTTCTCAACATGATTATTTCTTTGCTGCGCGGCGCACAGGCTTCTCTTCATCCGCTTCTTCAGCGACAATCGGAGCATCCTGAATCGCACCACCATACTGGATATAAAGAGCTTTGACTGATTCTTCAGTCACTTCCTTTTTCTCGGCTTTGAGGACTTGTATTGCCCTCGCTACCTTCGTCGGATTTACTGCCCATTCGTACATGATAGTTCCTTTAGCTAATAATTACTTCTTTCCACGCTTCGGCATAACGCCTTTTGTGGTCGGATGATTCGCTACCTTGCCTCCAGTCGCAATGTACTGATGAAGGGGTAGTTTAGGGTCTGCTTTCTTTGCCATATTAACGATTCGGATGATTTGCTGATAATCCGGCACCGGCACCGACCATGCCTTGCCCAATTGTTGAAGGAAACGGAGAAGGAACTGGCGAACCCGGATTCTGTTGCTGGTCCTGTTTACCACCATTCATCATTCCCTGCATCATAGCATTGACATTGCCCTTTGCCTTGAACTTATCAGGGTCATCGCCGCCATATTCTTCGATGACATCCATTGCAACCGCTTTTTGGTCAGTGAACGGAGCAACAAAAGGAAGTGTGAGCATCTTGATATTCTCCATCTTCTGGTCACGGTTCAAGCCGACTGCACTCGATGTAATTGCATCAGCATCAACCCACATAGAAAAGGTTGTACGAGCGAAACGATAAGGATTTACCTCGAAGATTCTCTGGTCAGTGTTAGAGCCTCCTGCCTTTTCCCACAGCATCCAGTTCTTTTCTCGCTGTTGAGCCTGTGTGTATTTCTTTCCCATCAAAGCATCAGTGAAAACAATTTTGTTCGTTATGTCCTTTCCTTTGTCTTTTGTTTTCGCCATGATTGTCTTGTAGCGAAGCGCAAGTGCTTCAGGAATCGTAGCATCGAGTTCTCCTTGTGTCGTATTCTGAATAACAACATCCATCGTCAATTCGCCAACTTGTCTAATGAGGTCGGCAATCATGAATGATGTAAGACCAAGCATAATCTTTGCGTTGGTCATCGCGGCATTAACCGCATAGGCAGTCTGTCGTGAACCTAATTGTCCCATCATCAAAGGTGAGAGTGTTGATTCGCTCTGGTCGTTCTTTTCATCGTTCATGATCTGTGTTATCTGTCCGAGATTCGGTCCCAATGAAAATGGAGTTACCTTTGAATCCTTGGGCATTCCTACTACGGCATAAGGAGATATGACGTTGCTATCAACCTTTGCTACCCCATCAATGAACAACGGCTTCGCTACTTCCAAGTACGCACCGTTGTGTAGTAGTTGATGCATTTGATTCTGTGATGCATCGTCCCAAAACTCCTTGAATGCTCCTGACTTATAGTATGCAAACCGTCCTGTCGGGTCTATCGGTTCAAGTCCTGATTTCGCAAACGGATAGATAGGAATCGTTTTGTATTCATCACCTATCAAAGACATCCGGCGGTGTTTGAAAGGATTTGAGTTGTATATATCTTTCTCCTCTCCCATGAACACACCGCCAACGAATGTAACTTCGAGGTCTTCATCGCGGTAGTACATCGTAATAACTTGCACCGCGAGACGGTCTGCCTCTGTCCATTCGATATCGTAGAGAACCTGATGCTCCTGTCCAGTGAGGAACACCCGCGTCTTACCTGCTTGGACATACTCAAAATCTTTGTGGTCGCCCCATATCTTCCGCGCCATATCCCATGAGATTCGATTCACGCGAACGATAAATGGTTGTCTCTGTAAGTCTCCGGTATAAAAATCACCGAGTAATATCTGGTCAATAGGAATTATATTCAAGTTCAATCCCGAGAGGAGCAAGTCAACTGCTTCCGTAATTTGTATTGAGCCATCAGCTAGTCTCTCCTTAATCTTTTGATAGGCAACGAGATATTCGACTTCAACGAATACTGCGGGATTCACAAGGGCCGAAAGCACCATGTAAAGAAACTTCATCTCGTACCCAGCTTTTCGCAAATGCTGTTCAACGATAATCTTCATCACTTGCGCCGTTATTTTATCTTCTTCGTCTTCAGGATTCTGTGCGTGAACCATTGGGAACAACATACCAGCTATCATGTGAGCACAGATACCCATAAGTTTGTTTCGTGCGCTATTCTTGCGCCCGCGCCATCTCCATCGTTTCTGTTGCGGGACGAATTCAGCACCTACGAAAGCACCGAACGTCTTTTGGTCGAGATTGGTACGTTGCAATAGTGAAATACCATCAAATTCATCAAAAGGACGATGCTGTAAGCGCCACGCGATAGAATAATCCGTTTGGCATTGAGCAAAAAGTTCTTTTACGTCATCGCTCGGCTGATATGCTGATTGAGATAGTTTTGTGTATTGAGGCAATGGCTTTCCGGTCTCGTCTGTCACTGACATTCCAATCATAAATTGAGATAGTTTTCATTTGCAGTATATATGACAACACGTCAAGTATCCAAATAACGAGTAGGGGATAACCTCAATTCTCTAACTCCGGCAGGAATACACTCAACTGCCCGACTGTTTCCTCTTCGGTTATCTGTAACTGATACGCAAGGCTGTCCAAAACATCGTCATGCAGTCCCTGCGGGAAAGAAAGCATCTCTTCTTCGAGCGCTGTGCATTCACCTTCTATGTGGAATATCGAGCGGCTGGCGTACCTCGGAATCAAACCGCGTATTCTAATTTCTTTTTTAGTTTGTTCGTGTTGAAGTTCCATGATGGGAAGAAATACTCCCCTTCGACGCTGTTCGCTATCTAAATAGGGCTTCAATCCATCTAGGTACACCGTTCGCTCTATGCCGATTTTATCATACTTATTTTTCAAGTAGAGCGTAAAGAGTGCGTCTGTTAGTTCTTCAGGGCCGAGCCTCATGCGCCATGCTTTCAGATGCCAGAAGTTTTCTCTATTCACTCTGTTATCAACAAAGCCAGTGTAATCAGCAGAACTTCGCTTTGATATGGCTGTGTCCACCGTGAGATATCGTTGACACTGCATCATGTCTACTTCAGTTTCAGTTATCTTGCGCCACCATTCAGTCTTGAACTCTTGATGTTCGGTACGAATAGGCGAGCCTTGATACAAAGCATTCCAATCATAGGGGCCTATGGTGTTCTTAATCTCTGTCAGTTGGTCTACAGCAAATCGTTCAGGCCATAAGGCTTCACCAATATCACGACGAACTTCTTTCTTGTTCGCTATTGCAGGAAAGTGGATTATTTTACATCGTCCGGCGAGCTGTGGGTTCGCTAGTATCCTTCCAGCCAAATCGTCCGTATGCCATCTAGTGAGAATAACGACAACGACACCTTTGGGTTCAAGGCGAGTGAATGCTGTGCTTGTGAAGAACTGCCATACCTTGTCGCGGTAGACATCCGACTCAGCTTCTTCCCTGTTTTTAATAGGGTCGTCAAATAACAAGATGTTTGCGCCGCGTCCGGTAATAGCTCCTCCAACACCGACAGAGGTATAACTGCCTCCCTTATCTGTTCTCCATTTTGCTTTCGCTTGCTCATCTTCTTTGAGTTTTATATTGAAGATGAATTGATATGCGGGAGAGTCTACAATTGCTCTAGTTTTTCCTCCAAAGTCCTGCGCGAGTTCAGCTGAATAACTAATGGTGATAATTTCTTTATCAGGATTCCTTCCGAGAAACCATGCAGGGAATCCGATTGAGCAGAGTTCGCTCTTTCCATGACGTGGCGGAACGAAAACAAGTAAGACTTTATAATCTCTATCTCCGAAGGCTTCAATGTTCTCAAGTTCTTTGGCGATGAGTTCATGATGCCAGTTCGCAATGTATTTTGAATTTGTTGCAATCTGAAAATCAATTAGGTTCTCTCTCGCTCTCTGACTCACCATTGAGTACTCTTCCTGCGATACGCTTAATTTGCTCCCCTGCAAAGATGTTGATTTCTGTCTTGTTTCCTCCACCATCTTCTTTTCCATATTTCTTCTTTCCTATTCTTTCCGCTACAAACTTTGTTATATCAGCTTTGACTCTTAGTTTATTGGGGTCTTCACCATCTAAGTCTAGCATCTCATTCAAGTTCTTCTCCGCTTTATGCAACATTGAACGCTCTCCTATAGCTTCCGACAACCATGTTGGCATCAAAGCAGTTATATTTTCTGCATATTCTTGCGCGTATCCTGCCTTTAATGCGCTCTGAAGGGCGTTGGAGAATGTCTCCTCTTTTGGGTTGAAGTAATAATTATAAAAGAGCGATTGGCGCGGGTCTAAAACGTATTGATTGGCTTGTTTCTCCAGTGTCTTTTTGCTTTTCGCCATACATAAACATAAATCTATCTTGCCTTCCCCTTCATTCCTCGAATGAGCTTTGCTGTAGCTTTTTGTCCTTTTGTTTTGCCAATTCTTGCGGGAAGATTCTTACCTTTGCTTGATTTATTCCACGCGTCTACATTCACGCCTTGCTTTTCTAATTTGGCGCGATTTGAATTGAAGTATGCTTCCTGTGCTTTAGAAGCGTAGGGCATAATTACTTCGAGCGACTCTTCATCGCTTGTGCGAGCTTTTGTACTGGCGTTACAAGTAGGTTCTGTTTTTTCGAGGGGCCGACGCGCTTAGTCTTTACATTGTCATTGTCTGCCTTTGAGTTTTCTTTTACTTTCGCCATATCTATGTAAGAGGGGTACACGGTCGCCTTTATATCAGGGTTCCATTCTCCCTTGTTATTCATAATTTAGTAATTATATACCTCTTTTTAGCAACTCATCGAGAGGCTTAGGGAATTCTACGGTTATCACGCCTCCCGCTGTTGCAAATGATGCTGCGGCCGCACATGCCTTCTCAAGAGCAACACGCAATACCTTTACGGGATCGCGCACAAACTCCTCGACCACAAAGTCCGATGGCGCAAGGCTCATAATCTGTTTGTAGACTTCTTGCAATGGACGTTTAAGAAGATAGGTATCAGGTAATTGGTCAGCAATCTCTTTGAAAGCCAACCCTGCACCTTTTACTGTTCCCTCTTGCAACGCTGCTCTTACTGCGTTTACTGCGTCTTCTGCCTTATCATAAAGCCTCTTGCGCTCCATATCACTTGGAGAACCAACTTTAATGATGGCAAATCCATTCTTTAGCTGTGAGATGCGCTCATTGAGCTGCTTCTTCTCAAAGTCCGATTGGGAGCCAGTACGCTTATCTTCCAACTCTTTAACTCGTGTTGCAATTCTATCCTTCGTCCAAGCATCGTCTTTTCCTGTGATTATTGCATCAAATCTTCGTGCGGATACTTTCTTTGCAAATCCTAGGTCGGACAGCACCAAGTCTTTTAATCTTGAGTTCTCGGAATCGTAAAACTTCGCCCCCAGTACTGCCGCGAGGTCTTTGAAACGCTCCTGCATATCCGTATAGGGAGCCGAGAGGGGGTAAATCTTTGCGCCCTTCTGTATGTTTTGGAGGCAATAGGCAATCGTCTCATCTGTCCATGCCCTCGCAATTACAGTGAGAGTAAGTGAACCATCCTTAGCCACTTGGTCGAATATTGCCATGATATGCTGCCAATCCTTCACGTCTTTGATGGTATACGAGGTCAAAAGAATTCTTGTGTCCTCTACTTCGAGCATCTGTTTTTCCTGATTGTTGATTATCTGTGAAGTGCCGAAGCCATTATCTATTCTGATACCATTTACTTTTTCTACCGATGATGCTCGCTCTGCGGTTTCTTCTGCGAGTAAATAGCCGTCTTTGCCTAAATCCCACTGTGAGCCACCGATTAAGGTGGCAAGTTCTTTATCCTCAACAGCAACGAGTGCGGATGCTATCAATTGCTCTTTTGTGTCAATCGGGGTCGCCATTGCAACTAGCTTCTCCGTAATTTCTTTGCGCTCGGTTTCAATCTGCCGAACAAGTTCCGAACCACTCTTTTTTCCTTTGGTTGTAGCATCGGAAAGATACCTTGATGCTTCGTCGTAAATCGCATACGCAAGAACTATCGCGGTACTCGTTCCATCTCCTACTTCATCAACCGTTTTTATAGCTGCCTCACGAATTGCAGTAGCACCTCGGTTCTCAATTTCATTGGTTAGTTCGATAGCACGAGCAACAGTCACTCCATCATTCGTCACCGTGTTCCCTTTATCAAGATAGAAGTTTTCTCCAAAAGGGCCTATCGTGCGGCCAACTGCATCGGAAAGTTTTCTTGCTCCGATAGTCAATCCCTCTCTTGCATCAACTCCTATTTTGATGATTTTTCGCGCCATATTCGTACTATTTCAAGCAACTAATTGCTCTTGCGTATCCCACGGGCGTTGCATCGGTATAACAGACAACACCATTATCATAGTCGTAATACTTATTTATCCGCCCATCATCAGATACATTCGTAAGTACAATTCCAGTTGCCTTTATTTTTGCTACAACCGTCTGTGCGGATGCAACTCCGACAAACGCAATGCTTGAAAGCACAATTCCAATAAGGAGGTTTTTCATACAGCTTTAGTATATCACACAATTACTTGTCAAGTTAATAATCATATCTCATGTTCTCGGGGCGAGAATTTTGCGGGAGAGAAGACACGCGTACCAGCAGCCCAACCGCCGCCACCGCGCCCCCACGCGCCGACGTTCCAGTTCCGGCCGAACGAGTGCCAGCGCACGCGACGACGAAGGCCTTCGTGTAGAAGATATTCGCGTATCCTGTGTTGAGAAGATCCCCCTCTTCTCCTTTGGCTTGTTTGTCGATCATTGTTGAGATGATCGCACAGACCTCGCTCTCATCGAAAATGTGCTTCTTTGGAAGCGCCTTTTCGATCGACTCGTCTGAGGCTGACTTCGTGAGCTCGTACGACACAATCGAGATTTTCTTTGCCGTCTTGATAGGAGATGTCTTCGACAGTATACGTTCTCCGAAATTGCCCCACACGTACAAGCCGTTTCGAGTCTGGTAATACTCCTTCGGATCGAACTTCGCCTTCGTGGCGATAGCGATCTTCTTTTCGACCGGCTTCAAGATGCTGCCTGATTTCGTCATACGTTATCGATTAATTCTTTTAATTACTTATCATGATATTCGCTGATGTTAGTGGTCATACAGGCCCGCTGATACCTTTTGCCCGCTTTGCAATTAAGTCCTCTGTGAATTGCGCTCCAAGTTCTTTAAGTTCCTTGATACTAAAATCAGTTACAGGAATTGGTTGTTTGTCCACGGTGAGAATGAAGTTCGGCACCATTATCGGTAACAATTCTATTTCGGCCATAAGTTTCTTCTTCATACCTACATTATTGGTGGGGTGGGTAAGGTGTAGGTGATGGTGCATCGTGTTTTTGTTCTGCCCTCTACATGGAGATTTTTGGCAAATTCAAGTTCAACATCCGCGTCGGAACTATTACGGACGGCGTTGATGAAAGCGCCACGCTTGGTAATTATCGCCCATCCGTTCACCTTCCGTATCTTTGATGTGGGAGAGGTCATATTATTTGGTCTGGACATCCTTTTGTATGGCAGGGGCAATTCAATTCATCGTGGTAGAGATAGCCGCGCTGTTCTATATATCCCCGACAGCGGTCACAGCATTTTCCTCTACAGGTGCAATCTTTTGGATTTGAGGTCATGGGTGGATGAAATTGAGCACAATTATCGCAGGGTATTTTGCTTGTCCTTCCCGCACTATCGTTTCTTTCATTGTGGCATCCGCAGGTGCAGTAGTTCATATTTCAGGGACATATTTCACTCCGTTAATCATGACCGAGATTTCTTTTTCTTCGGGCGCGTTTGCGAACTTCGGGTAGACAGAATCGGGAACATATACGATAAATTTTCCTCCGACGGCGCCAACCGGATATAATCCCATTTCGTAGATATCGACAAGTCGGACGAACGGAGTCTTGCCCTTGTATGTCGGAGTAAAGGTAGCCAGTACATCTGCGGCACCCCGTGCGGCACCCTGTGCGGCATCCCGTGCGGCACCCCATGCGGCATCCCCGTGCGGCATCCCATGCGGCATCCCATGCGGCACCCCGTGCGGCATCCCGTGCGGCACCCCATGCGGCATCCCGTGCGGCATCCCGTGCGGCATCCCATGCGGCATCCCATGCGGCACCCCATGCGGCATCCCGGCACCCCGTGCGGCACCCCGTGCGGCACCCCGTGCGGCATCCCATGCGGCATCCCAATCTTCCTCCGTCTTTAGCTGTTTGTATTCAATGGAGGCTTCAACGCCAAATGCTGAAATTGCAGCTTTGACTGCTGTATCAACACTTCCACGCTCAATGTTTTGAGAAGGCTTGAACCATTGAATCGCTTTTACACGCTTGATATACGCATCAAGTTTTGTCTCGACATCTTTTGGCAACTTTTGATTGTATTTGTATTTCATACTATTTTTGTGGCTGGTCGGCTTCATAGAATTCCTCGTAATCCTTTCTATCCATCTCTTTTGTCTTTAGAAGCTTGGTGGGGTTGTTGAAGTGGGTTATGGCGGCGACTTCTCCATCCTTGTAGTGGACGAGGACAAGTTCTAGTTTGTTTATTGTTTCGGTCATACCAATGTCATTTGTTGCTCTGGTAATACTCCTACACCTAGAATGTGAGTGGGATGTTTTTCCTTGAATGCGATGCGGAATTGGGCGTACCGTGTGGGATTGCCATTCTTGCGCGGCGGCCGATGTTCGAGGTGGTAGATATGATGGTTTGATACATAGATTCCCTCATCGTCGTTTTTTATGCTGTAGAGGCGTGTATCAGCGTCTGTTCCAGTATTCTCACCGCGCACGAACTTGCCGGATACTTCATGAGAGCAGAACCATTCACCTATTGGGCGAGTTTCTGCCATGTATCGGACGACCTTTTCCTTTGCGTTCATAGTTAAATATCAAGGCCATGTGAATCGTTGCTTTCATCCATTGGCGTGTAGTCTGATTTTCTTTTCGCAATATCCTTTAGGCCAGATACCATGCTGTCATCGTCATCTTCGCCTTCGTCAGCTTCCGGTGCAGTTGCGGGAGCGTTTACATCTCGTATGTCTATGTAGTTTCGTGCGCCTTGTTTGGTCATCTCCAAGTCTCTTTCGTCTCCGATTTGTATCTCTGCGAGGCGTTCGAGTAGATAGTTGGGCTGGCCCTCACGATTCAATACGGCGGCGAACCAGTGATAGCGTGTGCCATTGTGTTCTACCTCGAAACGTAGGAACTTTGTTGCCTTTCCCTCGAAGTTTTTACCTGTGATACCTTCCGGCTCCGAAAGAAACTTTACATGCTTTGTCCCTGTGCTTTTTACACCGCCGCCCTTTAGTTTGATACCAAGTCGAAGTTTAGGAAGAACACCGAGGGATTTCATTACGGTTTTCACAGTTTCCATATCTATTTTGTGACCTTTTTAGCTTTTTTAGTAGGAGCTTCAGGAATGTCTGCGAGCGTACCTTGTATCGCACTTTCTACCGTTCCCTCTTCTGCTTTCTTCGGAGATAGGATTATTGGGAAGTCGCGCTTGACGAAGCCTGGAGTGTTCTCGCCGATTTCGGACTTCCAGATTTGCTGGGCGACCTTGAACATGGCGAACTCGTCTTCGATTTCAGTGAACTTATAGCCCGCTTTATTCCTCTCATATCCTACCTGTAGTATAGCAGTTTTCAGGCCGGAAAGGTCTACCATTTTATGTGTTTCAGTGCCGTTCGGATTCTTCTCGTAGAGAGGATTCTCGCCATTTTCTAGGGCTACACGATATGCACTGATTTGTAACTCGTGCTCTTTCCACACTTGCTTGCTGGTCTTGAAGTCAATGACATACGGAACTCCCTCGATGCGGCATACAAAGTCAACCGTCCCTGCGTAACCATTAATGTCAGAGAACACGGTCGTTTCAGTAGCGATGACTTCCGGCTTCACTTCATTTTTCCAGTCCATGAATGACTTGACGCACAGCAATTCTTCATAGGTAAGCTCGCGGGTCGCGTATTCTTGCTCGGAACTGTTGCTCTTGTCTTCAACTTTTGTGTCAATACGGAACTCTTGGCCGTTCAGAATCATCTCTATTGCCTTGTGAACTGCCGAACCCTTATCCCCTGCGGCTGATTTTGCGGCTTCGGCTTCGTCCCATCCTTTATCAGCGAGCCACTTGTAGAATCCCACGCCCTTTGGCCAGAAGCCCGCTATCCATGTCACGGACGGTACTGGGGTATATACAGGCACTTCCGTTTCAGGGTCTACGCTTGGCTTGGTGTACCAACGCTCATCGGCCACCGTTATCTGAATGATGCCACGCTTTTCATCTACTTCTCGAATGATTTTTTTCATATTATGCCATTGTACTTGTAAGACCAATAATGAGAGCGAAAGATACGGCGGCGAGAACTTATGAACCTGCGTCGCGCCGGTGAAAGATGTTGAGAAGCTGGCGGAGACTTGCACCTACTCGTTTCCATGCTCGTGCTCGTATCTCTTTCTTTATTTCTTTGATGGATTTTGTGCCGTACATACTAATTTTCTTTGATGATTTTGTAACCGTTTTTCTTTAGAAACGCGATTGCTTCTTGTTCGGAGGAAGTCTGCTGCACGTCAATTCCTGTAATCTCCTTGAAGATAGCAGCGTTGAAATTCGGAAGAGTGAGGAAGCGTTCGTGGTCGTTAGGATTCTCATTCCACCAGATGACACAGGCCTCTTTGAACGGCAGGGTTTTTAGGTATCCACCCATTGTCTCGCAGCCTTTGACCGACTTCTTTTCATCATCAGTCAAGTCGCTATAATCCACCCAACGATTAAGAGGAATATCCATGTAGGTATCGTACTTTTCTGCAAACTCAGAAGGCTTCATATCTATCCATGTGTTGTTGAAGTAGCCGCTGTTCCAGTTGCCGCTGTTCCAGTCGCCGCTGTTCCAGTTGCCGCTGTTCCGGTCGCCGCTGTTCCGGTCGCCGCTGTTCCAGTCGCCGCTGTTCCGGTTGCCGCTGTTCCAGTCGCCGCTGTTCCGGTAGCCGCTGTTCCGGTAGCCGCTGTTCCAGTCGCCGCTGTTCCGGTAGCCGCTGTTCCGGTTGCCGCTGTTCCGGTTGCCGCTGTTTTCTATTCCTGTGTTATTTTTGTTATCCATAATTACTTTGTTAGTAGGTAACTTCGTTGTGAGCTGGGATGGCGCAACAGTTCTCCATTCCTGCAAACGTCCCCACTGGTTGACTGGCATCGGGCGAGTACTCGCCGTCCCATTACGTCCGCCATTACGCGATACGCCACCCAAACTCACAACTATTTCGCCGCAAGCACCAGGGGAAGGGGAAACAAGTTCCCATTTCGAGGATAGGGTTTACGCTCGAACTCCCACTCCATTACGGACGCTCCCCCTGGTGATTACGGCTTTCTCAATGAACTTTCCCTTTAACTCTCGCGGAACCCTGTGGCATCGAAACGCACAGTTATCTTTCGATTGGTTTGGCGAGAGTTAAAGAGCTTCGATGCGGAGATTTCATCTAAGGAGAAGATTCGTTTTGCGGCTACTATGGCCGGAACCAATCTGTCCTCGTTTCAATCTCTATTCACCATATTACTCGACGTGCTTGCTTGTGTCAAGGACTTTCTGTGTTGTAACTGTGGAAAACTTTTTAGCACCTTTACGCACTCTTTTCATGGCTTTACTGCGTGCTTCTAGGGAAATGCCATTCCATCGTGCTTTGCCGCCCATTCGTGCAAACTGTTTGAGTGTTACCATATTTACCCACATGCTAGCACATTGTGTTTTTATTGCAAGCATGATACATTGGAGACATGAAATTGACCCCTGCCGCCCTGCAAGAATCTCTGAACGCAATCAGCGAC